TATCAATTGTCATTCCTCATTATTAAATAGTTTTATTATTTCTTTTCTTCTTTGTTAAAAATAAAGTTTATACCATAATCTGTGAAGATAGAGCACAAGATATAACTTGTTCCAGAAGAAATGCAAGCTGCTGTAAATATTCCCCAGTCTATATCAATAAAGAACCAGTTGAAAACCCCACTCCAAAAACCTAGACACATTTGGCAGCTAAACAGCTTTCCAAAAAACCCGCTTGTTGGTCTAATCTTATCAAAGATACTTCCATAAAGAAGTATAGAAGTTAATCCGTAACAAGCAAGAATAAAGTAAATAAGATCCATTAGCGTTTTTTCTTTTGTTCGCCCAAATAGGAAAGGGCATAATGCTGCGAAAAATCAGAAGTTGACATTGAACCTTTTCTTGCATTGTGTGGAACTTCGCCTAACTCTGTGGAATTTTCAGTATCTGGATTTACTACTTCTTCATCTTGACTTTGTTTTAATCGTTCTTCGTATTCGAAAGAAGGTTTTTCAAGTTCTAAAAATAGATGTATGGATAACAACAAAACCTCTACCGGATCTGGTCCGTTATCCATCTTCTGTGGAATTACACATTCCATTGAAGAATAAATATTTCCAGCTTGAATCGTGCCAGGATCGATCACTCCACGTTTGTATAAAAAATCAAAAAACTTGTTTTGAGTATAATAGGTTCTATCATCCATTGCGATCTTTGATAAAACTAAAACCTTTGAACTTTTTGAATTAATGATAATGTCAATATAAGGATGGTCTTGAACAATCAAATTACCATCAAGAGTTTTTCTAATATCAAGCTTAATGGTAGCTTGTGGAATCTTTTCTGATTCCCCTGCATCTTCACCAGCTATTTTAATCTTAATCGACATTATTCAATTTCTCTCACTAGTGATTGCAATTTAAGAACTTTCTCAATCATTTCAGAATTTATCTCTGTATGTCTAAAATTCTCAATTAGTTTTATTAGTTCGTCTTGGTTCTTTTGCTCATTTAGCTTATTCGAACCTTTGATCAAAGCTTTGATTCTTGCTATTTCTTCGTTTAAATAAACTTTAAAATCAACTTCATTATCTGAAAACGAAGTGATATATTTTGACAATAAGTTTTTCTGTTCTGGTAGAAGGGAATTACTATATTTATCATTAAATTTCTTAGTAAATTCTCTATAAACAATATTGTCTATTGGCTTAATAGAAGATTTACTTTCTTTATTAATCTCAGACATAGAATCAATTACATACTGCTCCAGCAAGACCCTTGTTTTCATTGGAATCTCTTGATCAAAGATTTGAGCGATAGTTGCCAAATCTTTATAGTTGGACATAAAGTTGCTAAATACGGCTGGACTCAACTTTTTGTTTACATCGTTGATCACATTACTTTGACTTTGAAAAATGGTTTGTTGATTCAAATTGGAATATACTCTCTTGGCTTCGTTGATCATCCTCGATGCAACTTCTTTATTTAAATCTCTTGTTTCATATAAAGATTTATAAATATCTAGTTCTCTCCCGAGGGTCTTATTGAGCCTAAAGTTTTCCTTTAGTATCGTTAGGACAATATTTTTAGTTTTTTGATCCTTATTCATTACAGCTTTGGTAAGCTCCTTTACAAGAGATTCAAAAAGAAAAGCAGTATTTCTTTTCTTATTATGTTTAAGCTTTGTTTTTTGCATTTTTATTTAACTCCAAAGTTTCAATCAACATTTTTATATCGTTTTGAGTCTGAAAGATATTTGACTCTTCATCATTGTAATTAGGTTCCACTTTCTCCGAAATAGCAGAATTTGCTAAAGAGTTTATGTCTTGTAGCCCTGGGTATATATTTCTTCTACTAGAGCTTGCCGTAGAACCTCCTCCGGAAGCTTTAAAGCTTCTAGCCCTTGCTCCAATATCTCTTTTGTCCCCACCTCTAAACTTAGCTGGTGTGTATAGTTTTCCATTAGATGCAGCAGTGGTTGTTTGTGGTTTGCCATCATTTCTTCTAGCTGGTGCTGCCAACAAAGTGCCTTCATCTGGTGGCTCAGTTGTTCCTTCATCTGGTGGCTGAATTGTTCCTTCTGGTGCTGCTCCTTCTGGTGGTGGTGCTTCTGGCCCTCCTGGGATCTCTTCCCCACCTCCACCGGCTCCAAAGTCAGGAGAACCACCACCACCACCCCCAGTTTCTGATTGCGCTCCAGCGGCTTCTAGAGCGGCATTAAACTTACGGTCATAGAATTGCTCTCTCTGAACACGCAAGAATTCCTCATCAGATACGCCAAAGATATGTTGTGATATCCAACGTTTTGAAAAGTATCCATCAGTAGCAGCAGATGCAACATCGAATTTTACTTTCCAATGTTCTAACTCTTGTAGTGCAGCAAGCTTTGAAGGATTATTTAAAGAAAGTTTAAATGAGATAAGATCGTTACCCCTGTAACCCAGAGTAAACAAATGAATGATTCCAATCTTTTCTAATTCTCCAACAAGTACTCTTTGTAGCCGTTGGATTGTTCTTGCAAATCGAATATCTTTTTGGGCTAATGTCGCTTTATCTTCGGATGCTCCGTCCCCTCTTACAAGATAAGACATAGGAATTTTGATTGCAGCAAACAATTTATCTCTTAAATATTTAATATCTTCGATTGCGGAAGTAAATTGACCACCCGGAAGTGACTCTATTTTTGTATTGTTGACTGCTCCTTTCACTGGAATAAAATAATCTTCATCTACTGACAATGGATTGTATCTTAAATCAACTCTGCCGGTATTGTTATCCACAATTTGGTTACGCTTCATGGAAGTCATAACTTTTTGCATATATTGTTCTACATCTTGCGGAGGAATATTTCCAACATCAACATAAAATACTTTTCTTTCCGGAGAACGTGTAATTCTATATGCCATCATAGCATCTTCAAGAAGAGTATTATGAGATACCATTCCACTTACAATAAAATTATGAAGTTCATCTTCAACTTGAATATCATAGGTGTCATCTTCTCCAACGAACTCAAAGCTCAATACTTTTTCAAGAGTAGTTTCGTTATACCATTGTTCTTCGTCCATATTTAAGTAAGTTCTATATGACGTTTGACGATATGAACCGTCAGTGTATAGACCTTCGTTGCGATTTTTTATGATCGAATTACAAGGAATACCAGACATCATTGCAATTTCTCTTATACCATCCAATAAGCGGTAACTTATTGATGTTACTCTGCCATCACTATAACCTCCATCTGCATCGAAATAGCCACGAATAAATTCTCTTCTACTCTCAATATCCATAGAATAAATCCATTCAGGAACTTTCTTATTTAAAGCTCCAGTTTCAAAACCTGATGCTTCTAAGATTTGTTTAAATTCTTGCGAAAATACATTTGACTGACCACCTCTGGACCCTTTTGGTGGAGGAGTAATGTGAGCGTTTGATTGAGATAAATCTTCCAGCAAATTTCTATAAAAGCTATTTTGCTCTTCCTCAATACCATCAGCGAAACCAACCCTGTTGTTCCCCAACCATCCGTCACCAAGTAAAAATCCGAATAAGCGAGCAAACTTCTTATCGATGGTATATGTTCCGTCCCCTGAAACTATAGAAGGTTTTTTGCTATTAAAGTGCCAAAATGTAGCTTTGTTTGATGAAATGCCAAAGCAAGAAGAAACCTTTGTCCATTCATCACAAGGAATTCTTTTGTGCCCGTTCAAAAAGGCATGAATATTTTTATCAGAATAATCAAAATTTCCATTTCTAATGGTTTCCATGATATTTTCTTTATTATATTCAAATTTAGCTTTTAAAGAAACGCTTTGATTAGTATCGACTACTAATTTGATAACATCTTGTCCGTCTTTTACTACAGCTAGTGGGATCTTATCTTTACCGATAACAATTTCTTTTGCTTGCTTATAAACAAATTCGTTTGTTTTAGAATCTAATACAAGCATTCCATGTTTATCGGTGACACTGATGGTACGATGATTTGTTGAAAGTTTATATATTTCTTGTTTGCCCATGTATTTTTGAGCAACAACAGAGGTTTCTTTCGTTTCTTTTGTTTCTGGATCGTAACAATAGACAATATCTCCTGATTTAATTTTCTCAATAGGAATATATCCAAAAGGAGTTAAAACATTTTCTCCCTTAGCAATACATAATTGTCTCCAAATTCTTCTGGCTGGATCTAATATTGAAGTGCCATATGGAGCGAATTTATCATTCCCAAGTATTCTAAAATGTGATATTTGCCAGTTCTCAAATGTCATTCCGCCAGCATTCCATTGAAACTGGACATAATTTGGATTTGTTTTGTCCTCCCCTTCCAACCTTTCTACTTGGTTTGAAGGAAGACCAATGGCTGATTTTATTCCAAGCTTGTCATCAATATCTAAATACAGGAAGTAATCTCCAAATTTACACATATTGCGGCTCCAACTATAAAGATTGGATTCAAGATTCAAAGTTTTAGTGTATAAATTGTGAAGAATAGATTTTATTTCTTCGTTTGAACATTTGATCGATAACATAGGAGTTAAATCATTAGTTGTAGTCATTTCATCTGCAAAAATATCCAAAGCAGAAGCAAGCTCAGGAGTAAATTCCATTTGTTCAAAATCAACATAACGCTCGTTGCGATTGTGAGTTCCCATCATTTTTGATGAAAAACTCTCATAAGGATTGTAAGCGTTCTTTTTAAAGTCTAATCCTTGGGCAGATTCAAATGTTTGTTCATATTTATCTATCTGGTCCCGTCTGTATCTACTTTGAATCTGATGATTATAATTAACGATTGGACCTGAAAATAATCTAGTTAGTCTTTTGAACAAAGGTGAATCAGAATTCTTGATGTTCTTTTTATTATTTGGTGGCATATTTTATCCTTTGTATACCCAAGAAAATGCATCGTAAGTTTTTATAGCTTCTTCTTGTGCCGAAGATCTTGCGCTATAACCTCTCATTCCATTTATCTTTGTATCTAGTATTGTATTCGTTTTTATGATACTTGTCAACATTGCTCTTGTAAAATCTATTTCTCTTGTGTTAGCCAAAAAAATTGTTTCTTTAACCCAACATGCAATTGCTAAAGCCATAACTAAATCATCGTTATATCCTTGCATTGCTTGCGGCCTTCCGTGAGCCCAAATGAACGTATTCAGTTCGTTTGTAGTTCTAACGGATCGAATTTTAATCATTCGGTTTCTCATAAATTCTTCAAGCTTAGAAAGAATCAATGGTCTTGATTTGTGAGAAGTGGTAAATCCAGGCACAGAATTTGTAATAGATCCAGCAGTATGTTGATCAACAAACTCAGTAGTTCCTTTTAGAGAATAATATACGTTCGGATATTCACAAGCTATTACTTTTTCGACAACAGAATACCCAAGATTATTGTTCTCTACAATAACCATACAATTTCCGTACTCTTTTCCTGCGAGAATAATAAGATTAGCAAAATCTTCCGTACTTATCTTTCCTTGGTACTCCGCAACAAGATCCATAGTGTCAATGCATAGAACGTGAAATACAGAGTTGTCTTTTCCGTCCCCTCTTGCAACGTCTGCGGAAAGTAGGTAAGTGTATTCTGTTTTATATTCTCTCCAAATCCAATAGTTTCTATCGATTCCAGTTTTGTATTTTGGCTCGTTTGTATTCAAATGATAATATTCTAAATCATCTGGGGATATAACGGTTTCGCCAGAAGCATTGAATTGGCAATTGTATTCTTGTGCTATCTCTCTTGCAGAAAGATTTTTTGTTTCTTTTTCAAGCCATGCTGCATCACGATCAGGATGAACCGACCAAAGTAATTTTACATTATGGAATTCGTTGATGGAAGCTTCCGCATCAATATATGTTTGATGAAACCAATTTCCAACCCCGTTAGGTGTTGAGATCGCAATACAACGACCACCTGTTGCCATAGTAGGATAAAGGCCGGCCCATAACTCTCCCATGTTTTCAATAAATGCAGCTTCGTCAAGAACCAATAGAGATAAGGCTTCTGAACGACCAGCATCGCCAGAAGTTGCAGAAGCTTTAATTTGTGAGCCATTAGAAAGTTCGAAAGAATTTCTATTATCGATTGTAACGGTAGCTATCAATAACCAATCTGGCAAACTTTTAATTATGTATTTGACTTTTCTCACTAAGTTGGAAGCAGATAATAGTTTTGTTGCCAAAACTAAAACGTTCTTATCTCTGTGAAACAACATCATCCAAGCGATGTAACCAGCGACGATAGTAGATAATCCAAGCTGTCTAGCTTTAAGGATAATATTAAATCTAAAATCTTTAAAATCTTTTAGAATATCATCTTGAAATGGATACGTCCTAAAAGGTATTGGACCTCTTTGTGGGTGTGAAATCCTAGCATATGTATTTATAAAATAAACAGGATCTTTACCACATTTTAGTATTTCAGTTTGTATCTGTTGCTTGGTAAGTCGATAGCCTGCCATTCACTTTAATCTTTTTTCTTTTCGTCTTTTCTTGTAACATTCTCGGGCTTCTTAGCCTTATCTCGACCTAACGATAGAAACTTTTTAGTTATTTCTCTGGTAGTATCTTCAGATGGTAGTCTAATAGCAACTACAGAATCATCCAAAGAATTTATATCAAACTCTTGGTACATCATTAGATCAGTTCTAGATCTAGAAATTGGTTGAACTAAAATATTTACATCCTTGATAGGAGTTAATTTAAGAGTGCTTTTTGTAATAGACTTGTATTCTTTCTTTAAGAATTTAACAATGTCTGCCATTACTTGTTCCATCTCACCTTCAAACTTATCACCTTTATGTATCTCTTTCATCGAAATTTCAGATTGATAAGTTATACAAAGCTGGTTGCCACGGATTTTGACCTTGAACCCATCGATTACTCTTGAATCGAGGATAGGATCTCCATCTTCTCTTCGGAGTCCTATTTTTCTTTCTTTGCCATCTGCATTATATTTTGCAATGTGCGATCCATCATAAGCATTTGCAGCAGCTTGTGAAATACCTTGGATTACTTCAAGGGTTGTAGCCATTATATAGTTCCTCTTTTTGTATCGTAATTAAGTGCATGATAAACAGAACCAATCATTTGTTCCATTTGTGAAACTTTTGATTGCATCCACTCTGGTAAGTTATCGCCGTCTTCTATCATATCGTGAATTTTCAAAGCATATTCACCAATTTTAAAAAGTTGGCTTTTTGTCATGTAACCTTCATAATCTAATTCTTGATCTTGTCCTTCAACATTTTTATCATATCCGTCAGTTGGAGAACTTTGTTCCAAAACTTTTGCTTTGTTCCATTCTTCTTGAATTATTTGTTTTAGTTCATTTCTTGTTAGCTTCACTTTCACTTGGCCTCCATCCAGCTTTCCATCTTCCTTCTCTATCTTCTACCCAATTTACATAGCACTTTTTACAGCACTCATAACGATTCATATATAAATCGTCCTTTGGATCAAAAGAATAAGCCGAGCAAACAGAACAGGTTCTATTGCTATCTTTAGTAAGTAGTTTTTTAGAAATAAAAAGACCATCTATATTTATTTTTTGATCTCTTTCTGAGATATTGTTGTCTTTCTTCGAAAGTTCTTTTAGCTGTTCTATATATTCTTTTTCTTTTTCTTCATTCCAAAGATGCTTTGGATTCAAAATAGCTTCTTCGCCATACTTTTGTGCTATGGCTTTTTCAATTTTTACAATTTCATTTGGATCTTTCATAAAAAACCTACTTGTTTATTTTATTTTCAGGAAACCAGACTTCTGCTCCTCTCTTATAGTTTTTACATTTTTCCCATAATTTTTCATTAGTAAAAGAAGGATCATTCCATCTTAAATAATTGTTTGGTAATAAATAATAATTTCCATCTTCCATAGTAATCAAATGTAATGGTTTGTGTTGTTGTGGAAACTTACTAAAACCATCATACCAATCAACTAAAATACCAGTAGATAAACCATTTAAATTTTCTTTAAAATAATTAACATCTATACCCTCTAAATGATTTAAACTTGTAACATCTAAATTTACTCCCATGTTTCCCCAAGGTTGTAATGCGCCGCTCTTTTTAGGTATAAAGTTTGGTTTATGATGTATTCCATGTAAAGGAACCCCTGTCCAGTGAGCACCAGTTTCTAAAGCTAAGTGTGTCAATAACACTTCGCCTTCTCTGGCAAAAACTCCATGCCAGATAGCTTCTGTTAGCCCTTCGCTTTTGTCTAAAAATTTGTTTTCTACATAAACATATAATATATTTGGTAAGTTTGAATGCCTACTCATTTAATTCTTGTCTCAATTTCCTCGTAAAGATAAAAAGTTCCAATAGTTGCTGCGGAACCTGCGATGAAACTTAGTCCGATAAAGAATGGAATTAAATTTTTGTTCTGTTTTTTGATCAGTCCTCTCAAAGCTTCTATTTCTTCTTGCTTGGTTGCAAGAAGTTTAAGATCTAATTTCTGCAAATTAGTATAATCAAATTTGCATTTATCTTCAAGAATGGTATATTTTAAATCAAGCTTTTCTTTGATCTTATCTGCTTCTATTTTACAAGTAGATAAATCTGTATCATAAGTTGTAATAATAGTAGCTAATGCTTCTGGGGAAAGTAAGGTTCCATCAAACGGAGCAGGCTCATTCTTTCGAAGATGAGTGTATTCGTCTGAGGCTAAAACATCCTTACAGACCAGCAAGAAAAACAAAATAACTTTATTTATTATTGACATATTTTATTGGAAACCTTTTTTGGAGTTCTTCGTTTATAGACGATGGATTCTTTTTCCATCTCCTTACAAATGCAGACTTTTGCTTACGTTTGACTTCTTGCAGTTCTTTTTGTTGTATCTGATATTTTTCTTCTATTCTATCAAACTCTTCTTGATAGTTTATTATTAAATCATCATAAAATTGTTTCTGTTCTATCATAGAATCCTGAAGTTCTTCTATCTGGATATTTGCCGAGTTGGTAGCTAAATCTAGCGATAATGCGGCTCCTTTGTTCGATTGATGAAAATACAAAGGAATGGCAATGGCATATAGTAATGCCAATATTAATTTCCAATATTGTCTAACTATAGCAAACATTTATTATCCTTTTAACTTTGAAACTATATCGATTACGCTTTGACCGCCAATATAAATTGCGGACACAACGATCCAATCAGAAGATCCTAAATCAGAAAAAGCAAGCAATCCAGTTGCAGTTATCCAAACAAGCAGTTTTCTTGAAATTATCTTATCAAGAACTTTATCAAAACCATTGCGAAATGCAGACATTTATTCCTTTATGTTCTGGTAATTTGGCATCGAAGCCATATAATTTGTAATAGCTTCTATAAGTAGTTTCTCAAACTTCTTTGTGTTCCATCTACTCCATCCATACATTTTTTTTATTACGTCTTGTGCTTTCTTGTTTATATCCAAGACTATTTTTGAAGATCCATCTTCATTTTCAATGATCTCAATTACTTTGAGTTCAAAATGTGACATATGCATACCCATCCTTTTTGTCGATAGTTAAAATTGTATCAGCTACGTCTTTTAGGCTGTCCATGTGAGAAATCAACAGAACAATATCATAGTAGTTTTTTATCATTTCTATAATCCTCACAAATCCCTCCATGTTTTCCGAGTCTAAAGCTGTTCCCGGTTCGTCAAGAATAAAAATGTTGCTAGTTGGCAAATTTGAAACTTGCAGTAGAGCCAAACGAATTGCCATAGATGCAATTGTTTTTTCTGCTCCAGAGCCCATTTCAATAGGTCTTGGATTATATTTGGGATGTTTTATGAACACGTTTAATTTTGTTCCATCATCTTCAAAATATACTTCAAACTCTACAATATTTGATAGAACTCTAGTTATTTCTGCGTTAATAACTGGCAACTTATTTTTGATGATATTGTAGGAAATGCCACTTGGATGCATACATCGCATAAAATAATCATATGCAGCGAATTGATCTCTGCAATTTTCTAATTCTTTTTTATCTTTTTCTATTATTAGGATTTTTTGCTTTTCAGAACCTATAGAAATATAAGTATCTTTTATTGTATTGCTCATTTTGGCATGAGATGAATTTAGCAGAAATAACACTCCTCTTTTATCAATCTCAGAATCTCTTAGTTCTTCAATCTTTGAAAAAATTTCATTATTCTTTTTGTATTTTTCAATCTCATCTTCTACATTATTAAGTTCAGATTTGGCCTTATCAATATCTTTGTTATGTTTTTCCATATCAATTTCAAGTCGAAGAAGTTCTTTTTCGCTTTCATTCTTTTTAATAACTATTTGTTCATACTTTGATAGTTGAGAATTTATTTGAGTAAGATCATATTGCTCTATTTCTTTTGAAACAGAATCATATTCATTTGAATGTATCAGATGGTCGTTCTCGCTGGTACCAATGTCATGCTTTGCTTTATGTGCGTCCTTAATAAACTTGCAAGCAGGAAATAATGAACCACAAGGAACATCATTGAGAAGTTTAATTTTATCTTTAAGTCTTTTTACCGTTCCAACGTCAGATTGCACTTGTGAATAAATTTCTTTCAATTCTATTTGTTTGGCCAAAACAAAATCTTTTTTAGATTTCAGTTCTGTCAAGTCAAAACTATTGATAAATGTATCCAGTTTGGAAAATAGTTCATTTTTTTCAATAAATACTTTTTTCTTTTCATCTATTTGTTTTTTTACGGATTCAATATATGTTAGCAATCCTTTTCTATTTCCTAGCAAAATAGGAATATTGACGTATTCAATTCCACTTTCTTTGATTTGGGTTTCGACATTCTCAATCTCACGTTTCACTTCGGTAATTTTATCTTGGACTTGTTTAAGTCTGCTATCACATTGTATTAAGGATTGTTCCAAATCAAGCAGTAGAGCACTTGAATTGCTTATCTCTAAATCATAGTCTCTATTCTCAACCTTCCTCAAAAAGCCTTTAAGGCTCGCAGATTCTTCTTTGGCGAGCTTAAATTTTGCTTCAAAAATGTCTAGGTCAAGAAATCTAGCAAGAACTTCTTTTCTTTTCGTAGAGCCTTCTTTGATAAACGACATTGATTCAAGCTGTGAGGATAAAGAAGTAAGCAAGAAGTCATCAATTGTGCCAAACATTTTACGAATTTTCTTATCTGTATCTGTTCTGGAAAGTTCGTTTAATGTTTCCTGTTGTTTGGAAACCGAATCAAATCTGCTTAAATCTAATTCTGTTTTTGCTTCTTCTGTTATCTCTCCTTTCAGCTTCTTTACATACTTCTCTGCTCTTCTGTCGATGGTATAATCTTGCCCATCCACTTCTATAACAGCACATCCTTTGCCATAAGATTTATTTTGATTGATTATGTTGGTTGTTTTGCGTTCGTTTTTTGATGTTGTATTAAATATTGAATAAAGAACGCTGTCAATGATAGAAGTTTTGCCAGAAAAATTCTTAGAAAATATTCCAACAATGCCATTTAAATTCTCAAAATTAATTGAATTACCTTCTCCATAATTGAAAAGATTGTCCCAAGAAACTTTCTTTAATTTCCAATTGACGTTACGACAAACTTCCTCAGTTGATTCTACTATTGTATTATAGCGTGAGTTTATATCAAAAACTTGTTGCAGCATTGTATCAGAAACTTTATAGTCAAGCAGGTAATCTGATATTAGTTTATTTTGAACTGCTTTATCTCTTAAATCTTCTTTTCTTCCAATAATGCTTGCGTTAAGTTCTTGCGTTTTATTCACATTTTTAGACAAAAAAGAAATAGTTTCTGGTTTAAATTTACTTTTTGCAACATCTGCTGCTTTTTTCATTAGCTCCGGAGGGAGATTGTAATTCGAAACAAGTCTCAAACGAGAATTATTTGGAATTGTCATAGATTCTGGCAGCTTTCCTTCTTCTGTAAGTTCGATTGTAATAAATGGATGTGGGTTAGGAACTTGAATATGCTTAACATTAAAATCGTTTTTCCCCTTAATGTCCCATATCAGGAGCCCTTTGTCATTTGTTTCTGCATGATTCTGCTGGATAGTGGAGCCAGGATAAACAAATCTTCTTGCGCTATCCAATGCTTGATTGGATAGATGTACGTCCCCAAGCATAGCAAAATCACAACCCTCAAAGATAGGGATTGAATGATCACACTCTGTCAATGTAAAGCCCATATCTGTTTTAGAACCTTGAATAGAACCGTGATAAAGAGCAATGTTAATCTTGTCTTTGTTCGTAGGCTTCGACCAGTGTTCTTCATCAAATCGGCTAAGAACGTTGAACGTGATATCTTCGTTTAAAACGTGCTCACAAGAATATTTTAGATATGTCAAGTTCTTATGTTGCAGAATATCGACAATTGGACTTATGGAATCCATACGATTATTATTCTTTAAGTTAGCGTCATGGTTGCCAGCAATAATATAAGTTGGGGCAATGTCTGCTAACGATCTAAGAAACTCTGACGAAAGGTTAATTGCTTCCGGGGAAAGTTCTGTTTTATTGTGGAAAATGTCTCCACAATGTACAATACAATCTACATTTTCTTCTTTCAGAATCGAATAAATTTGATCAAATATAATTCGGTATTCTTTATGAGATTTATGCAACTTGATATGCGTATCTGACAGATGAGCAAACTTCATTTCAATCCTCTACCATCCATCATAACATATGACGGGCCAACAATTAAGAGAAAAGACTAACTATTTCTTTTTTTATAATCTTTCTTAAAAAGGATTCTGTTATGCCTGTTGTTGTTGAAGTGAATAATCCAGGGTCTGAAATGACGAGATGACCATCAGAACGCATCATGTAATTGTTGCCATGTAGATCTCGTCTTGACATTCCGTAATTTTCTAAGCGTTGTAGTGCATTGTTGAAAGATATAGCGATTCCGCCATAATCTTCTTCTGGTGAGGTTTCTTTGTTCTGATCATATGGATTTTTTCCTGACTTTGGAGCAACAGGAATTGATGTTCCAAGTGTATGCATAAACCGTTCCGCAAATTTAATCTTCATCCAAGATCTATTTTGTGGCCAATTCATAAATATTATTCTAGCGATTCTATTAAGTTCCGTTTCGGCTATTATAAAAGCTTCTTTATCTTTTGGATCGGTTGCCAACCGATAAATAGCCTGTGGTAATTTGAAATGATTAAAAAAACTATCATTTTTTGATCCAGATGGGATTTCTAAATCTTTTCCAGTAAAAATATCATTCATTATTTTTTGCTTTACTTCGTCATCAATTCGAAACTTTTCGTCTGCAACAGAGTTGAAAGCTGTTTTTACTAATTTATAAACAAAGTTTTCCTCTTTAAGAAGCTTCAATAACAAAGACGGCTTAGATATAGGGTTGCTCGTTATATCTGATACGCCAGCATGGGTGTCTTTAAGAACTTCCATGACAATTATGCTATTGTATGAATCTACATTGAATCCTTTTCGATCAATGATTATTGATTCAGCGACATATACATTTGGTAAGAATTTTGCTGCTGCATTATCAGCTTCATCTTTTGATATTATCATCTGTTGTTTGATTTCTTTTATTTTATCATAAGCTATATGCTCATTTGAATTTTTAGAAAGTTTCAGAACAACCTGCTTTTGGAATCCAAAGTCGGCAATAGTTTTTGGTTCAGCTAGATATACGTCAGAAAAAGCAGTTTTTCCTACACTCAAATCCTTTACTATTTCTAAGTTATATTTTTCAGCAACCAAACTTGCCGGTAATCGAGGAAGACCCTGGACAGGAGAAGCTACCTTCCCAGGCATAACTGCTGTTCCAAAAGCTGTTGCTTCTTTAAGTATTCTTATTTTTATTGCCATATATTAAATAGCCATAATTTGACTTTCAAGCATCCAATTCTCATTAATTAATCTTGCTTGCTCTTTTCTCTCTATAAATTGTTCTTTTGTCATTTCTCCAACGTCATCAAACCCAGTAACGTCAATTTTATAAACTCGTATATCATAGCGAATAAATTTATTAAGAATGCTATTGGATTTTTTCTCTGCGTCTGGATCAAGTGCAATATAAACAATTGGATCATACTGAATGATTTTATTGAATAAAGTTGTTTTCTCTTCCAACGTTGAACCAAGCAATGGTATCGCATTCTCACATTTTATTGCATCGAAAACTCCTTCTACTAAAACAATATCTTTATTCCAGTTTATATAAAGTTCGTTGAAAACAATGTCTTTGGTTGCATTTGGATTTATATATTTCGGATATTCTCTGCCATATCCTCTTGCGACAAAATAATCACACTTTCCTTCAAGATTGAAAGATGGGACGATAATGCGACCTTTATACTCTCCATCTGCACAATGGCCTATTTTCCACATAACAATATCTTCTTTTGTTAGACCACGATCATAGAGATATTTTAATGCAAATTTGGATGTTAGCGGAAGTTGCTTGTTCGCTAATGAAACAAATTGTTGCGGAAGATCTATTGTCTGCTCCTGTATTTGAACTCTTTCTACAAACATATCATCGTTCAAGTCGTTTAAATCAACAATATTATTTATTTTATCCCATTCGTACAACTGAGAGTACGACAGCTTAGCTTTTAAAAATCTGCGAATGTTCCTGCCTCTTACATTGCAAATCCAACATTTATAACTATTTGTTACAATATTTACGCTAAACTTTTTCTTATGATGTTTGCAGAATTCACAAAAAAACAAAAGCTCATTGCCAGATCTTTGATATTCTCCAAGGGCTACTTCAAGTAATGATGTTTTGGTGCTCATTCAGCCATCATATCATATGTGGCACTACTTCACAACAATAGAAATATATTGATCCATAATGTTATTTTTATTGTTTTCCTCATTATACCAAACCCAAGCAAAAAGATCTTTAATATGGCTGATTCTGCTTTTAACCTTGGTGGCTTCATCTTCAAGCCATTTTAAATGTTGTTTCTTTGGTTCTGGTAGCTCTATTCCAAGATCTAAGGCTAACTGACAGATTATATACCAATTTTTGTTTTTGTAAGCTTCTTGTGCTTCAAGAAATTGTCGCATTCTTATTTCTTTAACTTCTTCTCTTTCGCCAGCAGAAATTGTATCTGGGTGAGTAATGGTAACAATCTTTCTATATAACCTTGTAAAATCTTCATCCTTTTGTTCTGTGGTCCAGTCTTCGGTAAGAGGCTCAACAGGCTCGCTATAATTCTGATGATTTTGCTCAGCCGATTCTTCTTCTTTCTCTTCGAATAATTGGAGGTCTGTTGAGCAAGTTTCTTGATGAGTTTGAATTTCTGGATTTTGAATGTTGATGTTTTTTTCTTTACATCTTTCGTGAAATGCTTTTTTAAATTCTTCGTGGGCTTCTTTAAGAGTGTCTTCAAAATAATCCAACTCCGCATACAAATATTTAAGTTCAAGAAATTGTTTTTTATATTTTTTAAGAACCAATGCAGGTTTCATAAAACTAAATAGTTTGCAATCCGTATAATGCTATTACGACGGCATCTGCTTTATCATCGGTGCCTGGAACTGGATTGCCATGTGCTGTTAAATTATAAGAAAACTCTGGATTACTTAGTTGAATAAAATCAATAATGTATCTTTTTACCTCGGTTGGTTTTATCCCTCTTGGAATTTTTATTCCCAATTTAGTTCTTGCGACTCTAACATTTACCATCTGTGGTGGGCTTTGAAAAACATTATAGATTGAGTAGCAACACATCCCATTAAATCTTTGTAATTTTGCCATTGTATGTGCTGTGGTTTTTCCTCCACCAAATGCAATGAATGGTTCTTCGACAAACACTTCTGTTATTAAATAATAATTTTGAAGTTTGTTAAGTTTATTCTCTAATAATTTTGCACGCTCTTCCAAAGAAGTTTCTGGCTTAAATTTTATAACGTCAGCCGTAACAATCTTTTTATCCATATTCAAAACTGCAATTCCGATCTTAGAGGAACTTACGTCCAGCCCTAATATCATTGGGGATTTTTCCATTTTTCCTTATATCTTAATTTATAAATCGTAACGTAGTTTAAACGTTAAGCTTCTGTCCTGTGTTTTCCTTACAGGCTTTGCAACTTTAGCAACTCCAATAAGATTTTTATCTTCGTCGTATATATTGATCTTTGTTATGAAAGTTGTTTTTTCTAAATATTCTTGCGGATCATTATATGAACTTGAAACAACATTTGCCGGATTTATCGTTTTGTTTTCTACGAATGCTGTTGAGCTAGTAATCGGACTTGTTCTTTGACTTTGTTTGATAAATGTAGGATTGGATGAATGATTATATTCTCCTCTATCGGCATGGACAAGCATCGTCATAATTGGAGTCTTATTGACTCCATTAAATTTAATGTCAAAGCTTGAAGATGGCAAGTTCCCAGCAGTATAAATTTCGCTACCCTGGATTCCAGTTCCAAAATAAAGCCAAGAAGAAGTAACTTGATTTGAAATATCATTTAGATAGTTTCTTGCCACACCAGATTCTAAACCCCAAGATCCAGTTAGAAGGATAAATCCCTCTGTGTATAAAACCACTCCTGCTACAGAACCTGTATTCAAGGAGCCTGTTGGTCCAACTTGTATTAACTCTCCATTCTTCTTTGTGTCTTGCAGTTTTCCTATAAGGGTTCCAGAGATATAAAAAGATAAATCTATAGAACCTTTCTCTATTGAGTCTCCATAAAAAATTGATGGTATGCTTATAAGATTCAGCGGCTGAGTCGCTTTATTTCCAAGCGAGGAAGAATAAGCATAATGATTACTAGACTTATAATAATTTAGTGTATTCTGTAATGCTTGTATTCTTGTGCGAGTTTCCCCGAATTGATAATAGTCTCTACTTATTGAAGAACTAAGAGGATAAGAACCAGTAACGATATCCCCATACGAGAAATCAGAATTAAAAGATGTTGTAGATATCGTTTTAAAAGAAGTTAGACTGCCATCTTTAGTAATGAATGGATATATAAGTCCAGTTGCTGATATGTTTCTATCAACATTCATTTCATATAGATTTATAAAACCAGTTGGAACATTCCCGACATTAGCAGTAAAAGCTCCAGATATTTGATTTTTATTGTTTAAGTAAGGTGTGCCATTGTAAATAAAGAAATTTACTTTTGGATTAAATTCTACTTGATTAATAAAAATTTCATTTGGTTTTATTTTTTTAAATGACATAATACTATTGCTATTTACTAAATATTACGGAGATTAAAAATCAATTCTGGTTCTTATTGTTAATTCTGAATCAATTGTCTTTTTAAGTGGTTCTGAAAGTTTAGCAACCGCCAACAATTCATTATCTGCTGAATACAAACCTACCGTAGTAACATAAGAAATTGGAGGATCAGAACTTTCATTCTTTACAACTATTTTGCTACTTGATACATAAGTTGGGTTTGATGAATAATTGAATTCATTATGGTTTGCACGACAGAAGTAAATTGTAGAGTTTAGTTCAGTAGTATTGTTGAAAGAAATATTATATATTCTATTTCTTATTGCATCACATGAACCAGTAATACTACCACTTGTCATATAAGCCCTCACAGACGACGTATGAGCCGAGCTATCTGCTCTTGGACCAAAGACACCAGTGAAGAGTGATGCGGTCAGCACAGCGATTCCTGCTTGGTAATAGATCAATCCTACGCCAGTATCTGCGGCAGCAGCAGAAGAAGTGTAAAGAATTCCATATTCTCCTGCTGGTGAGTTTGTTCTGTAATCAGTTGCAGCACCGTAATCGGAAGCAGTAACCAAAGTGGCCAATGAGCTATTAGAGGTTCCGCTTGCAAAAACAGAGATAGAGAAGGAACCTTTCTTAATTTCGTCTTTTGTCAGCAGTCTTGCGAAAGGTATGAAGAAAGCTTCCTTGATCTTATCGTTACTGCCGGTTGTAATTGCAAAACTACCATCTCTATCAAATTTTTGTAAAGAGCCTGATGTGTTGTAACCAACCAAAATTTGTGACATTTGATTGTACATATTTATCTTTTTATTGGTTTGTGTGCCAATTGAAGAAGATAAAGTAGAATCCGAAGAAAATCCAACTGCTAAATCAAATATGTGATTTGCTGAGGAGCTTAGATAGGGATAATCATAAACAGATTGAAACATCTGGTGAGCGTAATTCTGAATATTTAAATCGGAATAGGTTCCTGATACAATTGTTCCAGTTATTGGAATAGCTTCATTAAGCAAAGTTTTTGTTGATGCTATGTCTGCTGATGTGAAGTTTTTAAAGGTTGTTGCCATTGAATAAATTTTATCCTATTGTGCTTTTATAAATCTAATTGGTATCGATATCGAAGATCCGGTTGTTACACCACGAACAACCAAGTTTGTATCAATGTAATAGTAAGTTGTAGAACCCAATACGAAAGTTGAGCCCAATGTGGTAAATAAGTAGGTACTAGTATTCAAAGAAACAGATGGCTTTACTTGAAACCCTATACAGGTTCCTCTTGGGCCACGGATAACTTGATTGAGTAAGCGTGTAGTTGTGGAAGTATCATCAGTTATGATGTTCTCAATCATGTTGGAATTCCCACTTATAGAAGCATAATAACTTGCAACGTTATCGTCATCAATGAAAGAAGGAGGAACGGAGGTCATTGAGTTGCCTCCTGTGTTTAATCTTCCTAATCTATTATCTAATTCTATAATATATTGTGTTTCATTCAAAAACGAGTCGATAGGAGTTGCGGAGCTAAGTTCTTCTGAATCAATTCCTTGATCAATTCTAATGTAACCAGTGGTAGTTTTAGTAAAAGAACCGGCTGTACTGCCTATTGCCGTTATGGTGCTGTCATCATCGGTTGCAACTATATACAATCCAATACTACTCAAAGGTGTTCCAGTAATTGTAGATCCTCCTGTTCCAGTCGTACCTACGTTTTGATTCAGCTTCATTGTAGGAAGATAAAGAAGATTAGTTCTTGAAATGGACATAAGCGTATGTTTTACGACGGATGTGTTGTTTGTAAATGCTTCGAAAATTGGAGTTTGTAGAATGTCTAAATCATAATAAGCAGAGCCGGAAGCGTGATTCTTATCGTATAAGCCATAATTGATTTCATCGTCGGCCAAAACAAATTTAGCGATTTTAAAAGATCCATCACCTTTTGCTAATCGAAGCCGACCAGTATCTGTCAATACTGCATCAAGAATAATATCTCCGCTATTGTCTAAAAATGCCATTTGTTGTTTCGCCTCTTTTTAATTAGTGTTATGGAATGTTTTTTAATAAACATTTGTTAATTTATCAATTCTCTTATTCGTTTTTTGAATTTCAAATTAACATCAAATGATTTACCACTTTTCTTGCTTGTTATTCTTACTTTGAATTCTTGTTCCCAAAGTCCAGTTTCTGTGCCAAATACTATTGTATCATCTTCTTGTTTTACGACTTGGGTAAATAATACTGAAGGATTAATGCTTAAATATTTTTTAAAAGATTTTTCAAAAACATAATTTTCTTTTTCTTCCATAGTAAATAGTTTTACAATAGAATATACAGCCCCGTCGTTGTTAATAATTTCTACTTCGAATACCTCTGTAGGATTTGAAATGTTGTTATGTACATCTACTGATCTAAAAGTATAATAGTATTTAGTATTTTGACTTAAACCATCTCTAAAACTTGTTGCGGTTGCGTCATCAAAATTTACTATTCTATAAAGACTATTTTGGAAATCATTATATCGGGTAGGGGGAGTAGTTGTTCTAAATACTTGTACTGACTTTAAATCGCTTATTGTTTCGAACATAACTTTTCTTGAATTTAGCTTTTGTTTTCTTCTGATTCTGTCGAAAAGTTTCTTTTCAGATTGAAAAATTAGTTTTGGATGCTCTACAGTTGTGGTGTCCTGGGTATTCAACAAAAACAGCATTGTTCCCGGCGAGCCAATATATGGAACAATATTAACGTCCACCGTTGTCGGTGGGTTATCAATCACTTCAACATTATCAGAAAATATAGAATTCTTGTGAAACGCACATTCACCTTCCATGACAATCTTGAATTCTGTTAAATTTTGAAGTTCATTATTTGAATAACGAACTTCTTCAAAAGTGTAAGTAAATGAATTAATTAAATTAATTGTGCTTATATCGTATATATATTCTTTTTCATAAATTATTTGTGTATCAACGAATGAACACTCTGTTGAATCACTACTTCTTGCTATTGTTACTATACTATTTTTTACCGATCCTAATACTAGTGGTGAGCTATTCGGAGTTGGCGTTATTGATGTTAAATTTCCTGCTGATAACGAAAGTTGCTTTTTTTCTATTTGATAACAAATCGGATAAACATCTAATGGGCTAAAATTTAGAACAACTGAGTAGTCAAGTTTGCTATTACATATTTCAGTTATTTTATTTGTAAGAGTTATATATGGAAAAATACTTAATGGAGTTTTTAACATAGATAGTCTTTTTCTGTTGTGCTTTGTGTATAAGCGTAAATCATTTAAACTATAAGTCTCAAACCCAACAATAGTATCATCGTTGTCTGACGTTGGTATTTTAAAGCTCACTATACTCTTGTAATCTACTATTTGTATATTTTCTTCTGTGAAATTAGTTGTTGTGGTAATGATGTAGCGTTCTCCATCAATATCAACAAAGTCTCCATTCTCCGATGGTGTTTTCTTGTGTCGCTCCGATTTGACGTACACCATTTCTGCTGTTGGTGTTTCCTCCACAAATTTCTTATGTGAATTATTTGCAAGCATAAGAGATAATCCACCTTTTTCAACAACACTCAATAAAGAATCGGTCGGATAATTTGAAAACTTTAAATTCACAGCATATGGAAAGTTTTCGGAAGAAAGTTGGTTATTGGCAGGATTTACGCAGGATGAATCTAAAACATAATTCCTAACCTTTTTAATCGAGTTTATTTCTTCTGGCAGTTTCATTTCTGTTATGGCTTTCGAATAATCAGTGAAATACTGATTACTCAAAATTGATTGCTCAGTGACTTTTATTTTATCTCCCAGAGAAACTATATTTTTGACTCTATCCGACTCATTTGTGAAAAGATATTGTTCTGCTACATAATAATTTGGGATTACTGATTCTCGTTTAAGTGCTGTTGAAAATAAGTTTTCGTATTGTTTGTTGTAAAAGTTATATTGAGGATTAAAATCATAAAACAAATTTTGTGGGCTTAATTCACTTAAATCTTTTGTGCTGTGAGTATCGATTTTATAATGCTTGTACGAGTAATTGTTTTTATCTTGAACATAACTTTTCACTGCATAGACAAATGCAGATTTTAGAAATGAAAATTGTTCAGACGTTAAACTGCTTGAAACATATTCATACAAAAATGTCGCAAGGGTCTTAGCATTTACCCCAATAGAAACATTATGTTTAAAATTGTTACCTTCTTGAAATCTCTCTGAAATGATAATATCAAACAATTGATAGAATGGATGTGTTTCTTTTATTACTGGTGCATGTTCGCCATTTAAAAATGTTAGATAATTTGGTTTTAGTGCCAAGATTTTATCTTGTATGCCGCAAGCAGAATAAAATCTTTTAATTATTGCTGCAATACTATCTACGAAGATTAGCGTGAGCGGTATATCATCGCTAACGGTGATCGCAGTATAAAGTTCTAATCCTATTGAAGAAAACGATATTTTCAATTCTTCATTGCTTATTGTAGATACTAAATTTTTTGGATAATATGTCTTATTCATAATTGGATGTGCCTTTAAAGTTCTTCACTAAGATCTTCTTCGATACTTCTGTTACCCAATTGAACTGCTGCTGTTGCCGAAGACAACGAACTTTGTATTTCTGGAATTGTTGCTGGCCGTGAAGCTGTCGTAGTAGGAAGTATCTTTGAAGCAGTAGGGGCTGTTTTTGTTGTTGCAGTTGTAGCAAATGGATTTGTAGGTTGTGATTGTGTATTGCCAGTTATAGCTGTATCAGTTTGTGTTGCTGGATTCTGCATTACGAACTCAGCAGCAGACATTGCGGAGGATGTTTCTTCTGCCAAGGTAGTCTGCAAAGTGTAACGTTCTGTTGTTGCGGCCAATGGATTTGTGGGTTGCGATTGTACAGAGGGGGTTATAATTGTATTGGTTGTGGATTCTGGACTTGATTTCTTTGTATAAATTGGCGTGTCAAATCCAGCGGGCTTAAATCTAAGAACAAAATAAGTATTTGATATAGTTGGTAAAGATTTGTTTGTGAAATAAACGTTGCTCTTATCTTCAATACAAGTTGTTCTGGCAAAATAAGTTCCAGTTGCTTCTGCTAAAGTTTTTACGTCATTAAATTTGTTTGTCACATTGTTGTAGATTTCTATTCTTGCTTGTGGTATCAAAAACTCTTTATTAATTTTATTCAAATAATAAAGTTCAAATTTAAATGTTGATTCTGAATTTTTCGAGATTGAAGTATTTGCTTTGGTTGTGATCTCAACTATCTTAGTAGAATCGACTTGCAAGGAAGATAAACTGATTTCTTTTTTTGCGTCAGTAACAGAGCTTACTGGTTTTTGAAATCTTGTAATAACTGCTGATGATTTAGTATAAGCTTGATTTGTTTTTGTTTTTAGATCTTTTTCTGTTTTTTCAATAGTATTGATAACCACTCCAAGCTCATCATATATTGAATCCAAAAGACTATATACGGATGAATAAGTTACTTGGGTAGAAGCAATAACAGAATTTATTATCTTATATGATACTTCACTTTTCTCATCTATTTTTAATGAATCTACGTCATATTCTTTATTTACATCAACAAAATATCTAAAACTAAAATTATCTTTTGATTTTGGAAAGTCATCTAATTTTTCTTTTTCTATCGTAGGATAAGGTTTGATTGTCGTAGCTTTGTCAAGCGTGTGATATGACATTTTATTTTGGAACATTATCAAGTTGCTAGTTTTTGTATAGGAACTTTGAGCAGGACCGATGGAATCAAAAAATTGTCCGATTTGATTCATTGTATTGTTGGCATAGAATATAAAATCATTACAAACTGCAAAAGTTGTTTTTTTAAAATCTAAAGAATTAATAATCTTCTTTGTGTCTGCATCAACGATCTGCTTATTTGAAAACAAATTAATCAATTCTATAAAATCATTTATCAACGATTTCACATTTGGAGGTCTGCTGAATAATCTTTTCTCAAACATTCCAGTTGTACTATTTGTATTTCTTGGATCATTTATGAAGTTTTGAAATATGTTTAGTCCGATTAGTACATCAAAAAACATTCCAGTTGGATTCAGGAGTGCTTTGTTGTAATATCGAAGCAAAGCAAGATCAACGTTATTGGAAACTTTAACAGAATACTTAAAATTTTGTTTTTCTACTTTTGGAAATGTATCATTAAACATTATACACTTTTTCCCGATAATTGAAGTAGTTGTTATTGGGATCAACTCTATTATCGTTGCCGTTGAAAGTTGAGTAATTGTTCCGTCCTGTTGTAAAATAAATGAGGAAAGTAAATTGTCATCTTTAAAGATTTCAAAATATAAATTACATGGATAATCATAGGAATTAGGAATGTTCTTAGAAAATGCACTATTGAGTACAAATTGAGTTTTATCAAAAAAGAAAAAGTTATTAATGGTTTTCTGACCATAATCGAATGAAGTAAAAATATCTGAGATATAAGAAACTCGATCTTTTTCTATTCCAGATGATAATTTTGTACCAGCTAGCAACTGCAAAATGTTTGTATTTAATTTCTTAGTTTCTCTCACATCGTTTAAAACTGCGTTACCAATATTATCGTTTATAGTCTTTTTGTTTATCAAAATATTATATGTATAATATTCTACGCTATAAATTTGTCTCAATATGCTTGTTGCTACGGTGTCTGTTGAGATATCTGTTGTAGCATCTGCATCTTCGATCTTGTTTTCTGAGAGGTATGTACGGAAATCAATTATTGGGACTACACATAAAATAATATCTTTTGTCTTGTCCAATCCGGTGAATGCTGTTGAAAAATTAACTTTATAGCTATAGTCTCGTTGTGACAACTGCGAAAGATCTACAATATCAGTAAGATTTATTGTTTTAAATTGAATGGCTACTGAACTCGGTATGTCAGAAATTATTTCATCTAAAGCTTTGGTCAAAAATGTCTTAGACACGATAGAACTGCGAAAGAATTCTATATCATCTTTATCTTGAAATACAATCAAATTTATCTTTGTGTATTTCAGGTAATCAATATCAGAAATCAAACTATCCATTTTGGTTTGCTTCGATGATACATTTACATTTACTAGAATTCCGTTGCTACCGGAGATGGTATTTTGCTGGATATCAGTTACAGGCAATGTATCGTCAAGTAATATATTTGTCACTTTAATCATTGGAGCGAATGTATCGTTCCCGGTTTTATAATAAAACTTTTGCATTAGCAGGTGTTCCCTGTTGCAAGATCATTTAGTTCTACAGATAATTCATATAATCCATCAGTAGAAAATTTCGTTCTAATTTCTGCACATATTGATGAATCCGGAAAGATTAAGTCTTGGTCTTCGGAAGATTGCAAAACATATTTACAAACATTTATTTGACTAATTTCCTTATCTGTTAAAGATTCAAAAAAGAAATCTGCAAAGGATGAGTCGGTTCGTTGAGAGACTAAGTTAGAAACCTGCTTATATAAATCAGCTTCTTCATCATAATTATCTAATTCTTTAGAAAATTTCAATTGTGTATATACATTGTTGCCATCAGTATCAATTGTTGTTTTAAACATTTGAACGTCAAAGGCATCGTACTCAACATCTGTATTTTCTTCCAAGACTCTTAAAAGCAATGGTGGAATAGAGGTTATATAAACATTTTCATCATCAGGAGAAGCTACTTCTTCTGTTGATAACATAGCCTGTAACCTTAGATTGTCACTTATCGTGGATTGGTTCGTCTTTAAGAATGTTGTGTAAATCTCTACATCGAATTGAGGGATTGGAGCATTATTGACTCCTATACCATTGAAAGTGGTAGAGCTAGATGTGAATTCACTAGACAAATTGTGAATTTTCCAAGAAGGAATATATAAGTTTGAAATAGTTGAATGTGATAAAGTGTCTGCTTGAAACTCTGTTTTTGAGAGAGCAAGATTGCTTTTTTGTGATAAAAACTTTTCTTGGTCTAAGTCAAAACTTAAATGTGGCTTTCCCTCTGAAAATGAATAAAATGGTTTTCCAGTTGGGGTTTCCTCTTGAATTCTTTTTTCAGCTTGATTTGTGTTTTCTGTCATACCTGCATAGCTTAAATCATAAACTACACCATCGTCGTGAAACGAATAGTAGATTGGCTTGAAAAGCCCTCTTGACAATAAAAGTCTTCCATATTGAGTTAGCTCAACATCAAGCACTTCTTCTTTGGAGTTAAAAAACGACATTCTCTAATAAGTATCTCGTTGTGTTATTTTTTAGGCTTACTACGACTTTTTATTCGGTGGGGACTTCGTATAAGATGGTTCTACTGGTATTGTTCCAAAATCTACTTTCGGGGTTTTGGTACTTGTTGCTACATTGTATGCTGCCGAAGTTTTGAGGGATATATTGTCGGATGTTATTGGACTTATTGCAGGAATCTCAATCCCAGCACCATTTGTTGTTGTCTGATCTTCCGATCCTATTGAACTGAAATCTATCTTTGCGTTTATCTTCGCAGATTCTACCAATGAAACAAAGTCATAAGGCCAGTTAAAAGAATAATCCAATTCTTCAGTAGATGAAATCTCTGCTGTTTTTTGTCTTCCAATCGATTGAATAGATTTTACTTTATCGAAGCCAAAAGTGCTCTTCAAAGTTTGAAGTAATTTATTGTTGTAATTATTTTTTGCTTTATGCTTTACTTTGAATACAAGCCATTGTATTTTTTCTGTTAAGTCAGATTGACTTAGCATTTCAGTAGAATTCAATTCGTGTGTTATTTGTTGTGTTTGTTCCGCAAAATCAATTGAAATATTTGGCATCAAACCTTGCCAGATATCAACCAAATCATCTTGCGATAACGTGTAAGAGAATTCAAAAATATACATAGCCTTTGGATTATCCAAATCGTTCTTCATAAAATCAAGTGCTGGCGGGAGTATGTATTGACCCATTAAGGATACTTGGTCTTTAACGCTCTTTGGCACTTCTAATTCTTTTGCAAAAGGAGATATCTCGGCTTGTGGTGATTTTAAGAATTCTACATATTCTTTTGAAGTTTCGTTGTAGTAAAAATAAAGCTTCTCATTTCCAGAAACAAAATATGGGATTGCTACGATTGCTTCTTTTATAGTTTTGGAACTTGCTACTTGGCCAAGTTTGATTGGTTCTTTTGAAAAGCCTACTATATCAGATAGTGAGGAAGTAAGACTTAAACTTCTTGAAACTGGCAGCACTCTTCTTTCATCAGATTCCCCACCATATAGTATAAAATCATTTGGAATATCAGTTATTTGTAAGAACACGCCTTCATTTTTTGTTGGCAAGGAACCGTACTGATGCCACATCCCGAATGTTTTATTAACTTGATTTCCAGAATCTGTTGTGTCTTTGTTTATTCCCGTATTGAAATCAAGAATTGGAGTTTCAAATTTAGTTTGGATTGCCCAAACTTTAGAATCTTTTATGATAGTTGAATTGTCAGAGACATTATTTAAGTTTATTTGATCAAGCACTACAGCATTAAACAAGTTCAAAGATGCACTAGCTTGCATTGAGTTACGATTTAGATTCCCATAGCTAAGTGGTCCTCCGGAGTCAGCAAGTGTTCCGCTATTGAATTCGTAACGAAGATACGAAGCCGTAACATTGTTGATAATGTCATCTACGGTTGGAATATAAGCGACCGTACCAGATGGTCTGTAAGTAAGAAGTGCCCAAGATTCTCCATCATAATATGGAGGAGTAAATGGCGAGTAATAGCCATTACTTGAATCGATTACATCAGTAGTATAAGAAGAGCCAGATAGCAATCCTCCTGCTGTTGGTGGGCCGAATGCACTTGCTCTATTATACATTGTAGAAGATTCACGCTCATTCGGTGCAAATTGTGGTCTTGTATAATTTGTTGTTGCACCTAAGCTAGAGATATTGCTTAATTTTATATTCAAACTAGGTGTTCTGTCTTTATACAACTTGACCAAAGCTCTATACTCTTTGCCTGGAGTTACTGACTTAAATTGTGTTTCTGGTTTGGAGATAATAGATGTTAATTTTCCTTCTGGAGAATAAAAATCAACCACTTCAGAAAGAAAATTGTGCATAGCTAATTTATAGAATATACTATCAAAATTTCCGTTCCAAGAAGAAGTTACGTTTAAAGTTGCCGATGGATGTGGGTTAATATCGATTAAATCGATATTTTTCAAATAAACTTCTGGTTCATAGATTGCTTCAAATGGTATGCGAGCATGAAAAGATGGATTACTTATCATATAATCAATGTTACCACTTGCTTGCGCTCCGGGGGTCGAATAGCTAGAAGTTGTGGATAGACTAGCAGTTAAGATAGGGAAATCTACTGCAATGCCAGATTTTATTGTATTGTACAACAAGCCTGGAGCAAAAGTTGGGGTTAGAATATTCTTTAGTGCTACATTAGTTTGAGAATATTGGTTCTCTGATGCAGCACTTGAAGTCCAAAATGACAAGTTCCCACTTACTGAATCTATAAAATATCTTGCCAAATCAACGGTCCTATTTACAGGATAGAAAGAAGGTTTTGGATTTAGCTTAATCAAAGCATCACAATTAAGTGTCAAGTTTATCTTTTTGGTAATCGAATTTAGGTCTGCCTTAAATGTATCAACGTTATCTAAAGTATTTGATTCAAGATAAGCTATTGTTATAACGTTATCTGTTGCAGAAGATCCAGTTATTTCGAAAGAATTAAGCACTGCGCTGTCAATATTATTGTTTTTAATTGAAACAAGATTACTATCTTGTGAGATGATATATTCTGGTATTATTTGATAATCTTTGTACTTTGTTCTTATTATTTCATACCAGTCTGCAAATGAATCAAAATAAGGATTTTTTCCTGCTATATCGCCAGCTTGCCATTTTGCTGTACCGTCGAATAATCCATTTGTTGTATTTAGGAAAGTAGCACTGGATGATAGTCTTGTTGCAACAGATGGTGCTGTCCAACTCGTATTTGATGCAAGCATATGTTTGTAAGCATATAGAGCACTTGCTGTTATGCTACTTGTTACTCCATTGTGAATAGTGGAATAAAAGTTCTGTAATACTCCTTCACCCCCTACGGAAGAACTAAGGTATGGAATATTCATATCAATTCTAGAATCTAGTGGCCAAACGCTTTGGGTTGGTATGATGTTGTTAGTAACCGGATCTAATGGAGAAAAAGTAGATGAACTTATTTGTTGTCTATCTGATCTATTGTTTCTCCATTTTCCAAAGCTATAAGAATCTCTTTTTCTAAAAGAATCTAAAGTTCTAAATTGTCTTTTTGGATAGACTTGGGTTTCGTAAGAAAGAGAAACTAAACTATAGGTTTCGTTATTGATCAAATAAGTTATTAAATTATTATAAATTACATTTTGATTGTTTTTCGTTACTACAATGTTTTTAAGATTTGGATTCACTATTTGTTGTGTTATATTTTCATAAGAGAATACAATTTCAAGTCTTGAATTTGTTTCGTTATTTTGAATAATTGCAGTGATTGGAACATTGTTATAGATCAAAGGCTCTTGTACGCTAACAAGTTCGCCTACGTTGTTGATCGTAGATAAAGTATTAGTTTTGTCAAGATAATTGATTATTTTGTTTTTTGATCTGATCTGCCGGAAAGAAGGGTATCCGTAGGGACCATTTCTATTTAGCAAAATACCATTTAATATTTTTGGTAAAGAAGCAGTATTGATGGAAGCTAAGCCACCTTCATAATCTGATTCTTGAAAAGTTCCAAGAGTATTAGTGTTGGCATTTACAATATCAAGAATTATAGCATTCAAGCCGACAAAATCCACTGGTATAAAATGGGAATCTACTTGTTCTGAACCATAGCGATAGATTGAACCGCTTGTTCCAATCAAACTTTGGGTTACAACATTAAGAATTGGTTCATAAGAAGAACTACCAGAAGCAATTGTTTCTGTTAAATATCCTTGAAACTCTGGTAAAGACTTATCTGTTGAACTTAATGAGTTATTGATCCAAGCATATTGCGAATCTGTTTTTGGAATAGCATAACTATAAAATCCATTATCAAATTGTTGTTTTATCGTTGTTGTGGTGCCAGAGTATTCTATTTCCCATCCACCATTTCTTGAAATCTTGTGATGAGAAGCAATGGTAGTTGATCCGCTTTGTAATCCGCCAAATCCAGATGGTATAGCAGTCAAAGAATTCAAATCTTTCCCTAATGCTCCAGAAACAATTTCTGGAATGTAAAGAATAGAATCATTTGTAAGAGAAAGGTTTATTCTTCGATTGTCTCCTATAATCTTGCGATTTTTAAATGGTTGTGCATTATATGGAGATAGTTCTTCTGCATATAAGTTTAGATATCCCCTTGACATTGTTCTGTAATCGCCAGGAGATGAAAACTTGTTTCCAATTATTGTTTCTGATCTTGTTATAGTTGGCAAAGTAAAATTAACTCTTCCATCTGTTACATCAGTTCTTAAAATTCCATATAGTTCTGTTTGTGTTTGGCTTGAAGTTAGATCTCGTAATAGACGATTATTATTTGTTTTGCCAAATGTATGAACGTATTGATATTTGCGTTCATAGTTTCCTAATAAAGTGGAGCCAGTAGATGATTGAATGTTTTTAATGTTATAGACACTTTTTGAGGTAAAGTCTCTATAATATGTTGCTCTTTTGTGGGCTCTAACTGGATAAGATGGTTCGTCAGGGTTGCCTTCGGGATATGGGTAATCTGCTCCAATGTATCCCAATGTTGCTTCATAAGATGACGTTCCTATCTGTCCCAATACCAATTTCCAACCTTCGGGCCGTGTTGTATAATCATCTAATCCGGTATTAAGTCCAACGTGACGAGATTGAAGTCCTCCAACCCAACTATTTGTGAATGGTCCTTGCATTGGTATTTCTTTAGAATCACCATAAGCATCGCTGTGTATATTGGTTATTATCACTCCGCTCATAAAGTTAGCATTCACTTCGGAATTGTAACCGCTCGTAACGTTACCACTAATAAAGTTTGCTGGTATTGCAATATCAGATTTTAATATTTCTCCGGAAGATAATGAAGATGTATTGTAGTCCCTGCCGTGTATAACATTAAAATGATACTTGACTTTTGCATTTGGACGATTACTATCATTACAATGCTTTAGCAAAGATGATGTGCTTTCGACTCCAACAAACAATATGTTAGCTGGTACGTTGAATATGTCGTCAGCATCCATTGGTCCGTGAGGAGCAGTAGCAATTTTAAGAAAATCTATTTTTTTGTTTTTGTTGAAGTTTATTCCACCTCTTAATTCTGCTACTTCGCTTGTTTGGAATCGATAAGGAGTAGTGAAAGAGCGATTTAAAGCTTGTATAGTAGTCGATAATATACGATTTCTTGTGTCGTTTGAGGAAGATACAGAAGAAGATAACGGTAAAACGTGCCTTTCTGCTCTTCCATTCCAGTATAAACAATTGTCAGATTCTAAGTTAGATAAAGGTCTATGTCCGTGCTCCCAATCGTATAAATGTTTGTTGATTCCTTCAAGGCCGGCTTCAAGAATTGGTTCTTTGAACTCCATTGTCGGAAATTTATACTGATGCTTATTTCTTGAAAGTGCGTGATTTTCAATAACATTCAACAAACCATCAGAAGTATCAGCAGATGCTGGTACAAGTTGTAATAATATTTTGCCGAGGGCCGAATCTATCCACTTGTAAAAATCTAAATACTTATCTAGATCTGGCTCGTTTTGCACGTTCTGGTAAAAAAGAGTTCTTAAATGGCGTAAATCTTTATATTCTCTTCTATACTTATTTACAGGGTTACCAACTAAGTTATTATAATCTAGAATTGTACTGAACATCTTCAGCATTTCCTCAGAGATTGTTTGATACATGCTCTTTTCGTAAGAGAAGAAATAATTTACTGGTCTTGTTTCTCTTGTTCTTGTTTGTTGCTCTTCTGTGCCGAGGATGTTTATAAGATTTGAATTTTGAATGTGTTCAAATTCATTCAACCTTGAAGAAAACACATATTGTGTATCAATGATTGAGTTGTCATTTTGAAGGAAATAATCTCCTCGTCCAATATAATGATATTTTTTTAGTGTGTTGAAAGCTGCATTATAACGATTGTAAGATAATGAACCAGATGTTTGACTGAAAACAATGAACTTGCCATCAGATGAATTTGGAATTCCAGAACCATTGTCAGATCCAGTAACTTGATTAAAATTCCAATGTACCAATAGAGTTTCAAGCTTTGGTATTAAAGAAGTGTTTAGTTTGCTGTTCGTAAGATAATAAGATTTTAGTGCTTCGGTTGTTCCGAAATTGTCTGTATCTCTTGCGTGCGATTGGATTTCAGCATTATCAAGATAAGAGGACCAAACTTTAAAGTCAAGAAACTTAACGTCACTCTCTTTGATCAGCGAGCCGGTGAAGTTTGTCCTTTCTGCCCCAAGATAAAATCTTTTGTTTGCTCTTGTTAGATTGATGCCATTTGCATAGGATATGATGGCGCTTGAACTAAATTCTCTTACAACAGAGTTTCCAACGGTACTTGCGCCATAAAATTCCAATGTATAGCTTCCAGAAGCAGTTCCAGAAACTATATTGGTATTCTCAATGGCAGTTGGTTTAAGTCTAACTGCAAAATTCCATTTTTCATTATCATAAACATTAAGGTAAAAAGAAGATGAAAGAGTTGGTATTGCCGAGTTAGATGAAGAAAGAAAGAAAGTAGCATCTGTTGATTCATATTCTGGTCTTGCAGCAAACACTTGGAAGTTAAAATAATCACTTGTCTCCCAGGATAAATCTGTTGCGGTTGGCTTTGCGGAATGAGCACCAAATATCGAAGAAGTTAAAAATATAGTTGGAAAGAAGTTATTTTCAGTTTTCTTTATCTTCTTTGGGAAGATTGTATCTACTTCAAAAGTATAAGGAACATAATCGTAATCAGAGGAGCCTGAAATATATGAATTAGATTCAGCATAAGATGAAGTTGAAAACTGATAAATCGTAGCTTGAAATCTATCTGTGTCGTTGAGATTTATTGAACGTTTTTTAATCGTTGTGTTTGATAAGTTGTCAGATACTTTTGAAAAATCATTATTAGAGTAAATGTTTAGTCTTACAAGTTTTTCATCAATTCCGAAACATCTCAATAAATTTCTTACTGATTTTTCAGTGCCTTTTGTTTTGTAAATTGCTTGAAGGTTGCTGTATATATTTTCGTATATTACCCCTTTGATCTCATTAAGTTTATCTTCGTAAGTTCTGTCTTCATCTCTGGATAAAACTTCTTCCATGAACTTAGCATCAACAAACAAGTTTGGGGTTACAAGTCCTAGTGAGTCTAATAGGTTTTTAGCGAAAGGAAATGGTTTTTCATCAATTTGGACGTTTGAGTATGGTTCTTTAATAGAAGTAAAATTCTTTATTTGCAGATAAAGAACGTCTAGATAGCTACCCATTATTTGGGTTATATTTAATAAAGTTCCATTATCTTCATTGACTATCCAATCTGGAAAAGAATAGAAGATAGAGTTTGGATTTGTAGCATCGTGATCTGATCCTATGATAGAGTATATTTCTAATTGTTCTACAACGTCAGAATGAGTAGAATAAATAATTGGATCTGGTTCTTCCGAAGAGAGAGCGACCGGCAAGTAAGTATTTATAGCTGAACCTGTATTTCTTGATGTTGCAGAATAGCCAACCCAAGTTCCGTTAGATATTCTTCCAGAGTAATCTAATACGATGGAATCGACTGAACTTGTAGTTGTGATTCCTTCATTGAACTTATAATAGAATCCGAGATCCACATTTGCATCATCACTATTTGCGCCACCATGAACGTTTGACCACCAATAACGACCAATATCTTTAGAGGTTCTTGCAGTTTTCCAGAATCTAAAATCATCAACCGATCCAGATAGTTTTCCCCATCCTATTGCAGTTCCTACTGAACCAGACGATGCAGTTCTTAGTGAGCCTATGTTTGAAAGAAAGGAGCCGGAAACTGCGTTAATATTAGTTCCATTAAAAGAACTAAAATTCAATTCTCCATTGACATAAAAATTGACTCCGATAGAGCTACCAGAATTCTGTGTAGTTACCGCATAATGATTCCAAGTATCGTTAGCAACCGATGCAGTTGTTAAGTTTGAACCAATATTGTATGAAGAAAATCCAGTTGTTCCGGATAATATAGTCAAATAGAATGGCGATCCAGTTGTTCCAGATAATTCTAAAGTAAGTCTTCCATAGCCCGAGCTTGAAGATGCGGCATTATTCCATAAGTCAAATATTACTTCTTTTTTGGTATTTGAGTTATTAAAAGCTGCTTTTTTAAGCCAAAACTCTACGGATAGACCTTCAGATAGATCAAGTTGTAAGTTGGAGCTTCTGTTTGTAGTTATGTCAAATACGTTTGATTTTGGACTTTGATTGGTTGAGTCTCTGAACTTATCTACTAAACTTGTTTGTGAGTTGGTGTTAGGACCACCTTTTATAGAAATATATTCTTTGGTTGTCGGTTCTCCATAACCGTTTATTTGGCTTCCCAGTAGAGCAGACCAACCATTAGGAGAGAATACGGCATATCCTGTAGTTCTTGGATAAACATTGTTGTAAATCCAGTTATCTATTAGAGAAGACGAATTTTCCCAATCTATCTTTTCTTTTCTGGAGCCATCATAGGGATATTGTTCGTAAATTCTTGCGAACGAATCAGTATAATATTTTTGAGCAGATCCATAAACAGCAAAGTTCGAAGCAGTAGAATAATCAACGGCAAATTCAATTCTGTTCTTTTGAATTGTTTGAGAGTTTAATAATCCTACAGATTCAATGTCTTCTGTTATTTGTTCATTGCTAATTGGAGGCAGAACTTTTTTTACGCTAAATAAATCCCTAAGACTCATCGGATTCTACTCTGAATTTAAATGTTTGGTGTTGTTCCTTCCAACTTAAACTTGTGTCATCATAAATCGCAAGTTTAATTTGGTACATATAGTCTTTTTCCAAGATTTTCATATCAAGATCGAAGTAACTACCAGATATATCATACGATAATCCAGTATGCTGATTAGAACCAGTTCCATATGGAACAACATCTAAATTGTCAGAGACTCTAACAACTTTGAAAGATGCACTTTCAATTATTTCAGACGGAACATCGCTTGTTGCTACAGTATAAATAGTTGGATTCCAATCTTTTCTTCTGACAAAGAAGCGGAATCTTGCCTGTTCGGAAACGTCATATGATGGTTTTAAATTTACCAATGAAACAACATAATTATTTGTTGGATTATAATCTTCTGCCTCCAAACTTATTACATCTATTGATCCAGTGTGAAAGCAAGTAGAGAATGAAGAGTTAGACCATCTATCATACACTTGTGATTCTGTTGTATTTAGTGCGAAAGAAGCTGTATATATTCCAGTAGAATACCAACCTCCAGTCACTGGATTGTTTGGAGTTGCAACTACGTTCACGCTATTATCAGCAGTAGTGTATAATTTTACATATATACTGCCAGTTGAAATAGATGGAATGTCTTTTAGTCTTCCTCTTACCACATTATATAAATAAATCGTATTTAGATTATCTGCCGCAGAAGCAAGAGAACTACTAGCGAAGAAAGAGCCTCTATTGTCACGACGCACTGAATTCCATCTTGCTTCTAAAACTGGTCGATGGAAGAAGAATTCTGACCCTCTTGCGAAAAACTTCTTAGTGTAATAACTCGCTGCTAGTTGTTCTTGACTTGAAGATAATCTAACACCAAATCCATAGTTTGGCTTAGTTCCGTTCATCCACTGCTCCACTAACGGAGAAACATCAACTATTAAGTTTTCGATTCCAGTATCAAAGTCTTGGGTAGCAGTTGGAGAAGAATAATAATCTCCACCTTGGGCCGACCAGCTAGACGTACCAACGCTTGATGAGGCTCTATTAATCCAGTTTGATGTTCCTATATCAGAGTATTCTTCCATATCAAGTCCATAACCTTCATTCCATGAAGATGAAATTTGATTGACGACCAAAGTAAAATCTTTTGGCAACGTCTGTGAATGTTTTGCATTGTACAATTTCAAATACCAACTAATCGAACCAGATGCTGGGATTAGTCCCGAGCTTCTATCGCTTATAATATCAGCCACTGGAAATTGCACCAATACTCTTGATAGTTCGGAGGAAGAAGCATTAGCTTGTCCATAAATACTGAAAACTTCCAGAATATCAGACAATCCCATGTTGCCACTAACCCCTCTATTTGCAAGATTAGCTTTAAAAGCATTTGAAATAGTTGTATCGGAATCAGAAAAATAACGTTTTATAGCCATATTAAGAAACGACTCCTTTTATATCGATTGATGGGAATTTAACTTCGTAAATAACATTCTTGGGCGCTCTAATATACTTACCATCAAATGTTAATAATTTGTCTAAATTTATTGAGGAACTTGAATAAAATCCACCAACTTTAGCATCGACTTTAACACTTACAACATCCAAAACTCCAGAAAGCTTATTTAGCAAATTATAAATTTTTGCTATAGAAAATGATTCTCCTATATCAAGCTTATTAATGTATTGTAGTTGCAGAGTTACCAAAGAAGCATTCAAAACTTCTGTCTTGTCGTAATCTGGATTAGCTATAACTTGGAAATCAATTGATATATTTACGATTATTGCATCCAATATATCAATTGTGTCATTTATCATTTTGTATTGTGCCAGCCAAGTTCTTAGGTTTTCTTTCAATGTAGTATTTGCGCTGGTAAGTAACAAATTGTTATCTTGTGAAATGATATACAAATTTATGTTTCTCTTGAATGAATTATTGTCCTGTGCAATAAAACATCTTTTCACTCTTCCAAAGTTTGAAGGCATTGCATATATCAAGGATTGATAATCAAGTAATGATACTGCTCTGTTTTGTGCTGCATAGAAGCCCATTGTGTTTGTTCTCAATTCTTCTGCTTGATCAAGTTTTATCTCTCCAACAAATGGATTTTCGTTTATTACCTCGATGGAGGAAACAACTTGGCTTCTTCCTGCCGATGTAGTATTTGCAACGTCGCTAAATGTAAAATTTGGAATAGTTACTCTGGTAATTGTTCCAGCAGCAACGTTGGAAACTCCAGGGTTTGCTTTTCTATAGGTGATCGTTAAAGTAGTGTTTGCAGGAGCAACACCAAACTTATCTGTTTTTATTAAATTAGTTGGATCGAAAGCTGTATCCGAGAAATAATCTTTAGCGTGCATTTGTAATATCGCTTGCGCTGGATCTACAACAGAATTTGTTGTAAGCTCGTCTTCCGAGCCGTATCCAAATTGTAAAGTAGTTGTTGTTCTCGCTTTGCTGACAATAAATCTTCTTGGAACAGGAAACGGTTTTAATATAGAGGAAACTCCATCAGACTGAAAATTAAAGTTTGGTACTTCTCTGAAAATTACGTCTTGGGACAAATGATCTACTTCATAGAATTGATTTCCATCTGAATCTGTTACTGATACGATTTCTAATATTTCGCTGTCATTTAAGTCCAATTTTCTAAATCTCTCATAACTTCCAATATCAATTTGTCTTTGGGTGTAAAAACCAGATTGAGCCGTACCTTTGGTTTTAACTGCGAATCGAATAGGAACACCAGTATCAACATCGACGTTTGACACTACAATTTCATTTGTTGTCTCAGAAAAATCAACATCTTGCATCAAAGTAAAAAGTTGTCCACCAGTAGATTTGAATGTGGTTCCTTTTTTTAAAACTGGCAAGTAGTTTAAGTCTGGACCAGTGGAGGTTGAATTAACGGGAACCGAAAGATATAACGTAATTTCTCCGAAGGCTGTGCTGCGAGAAGAATATTTATATCCTAATTGATTTGCTATTTTTAATATATTATCAAATTCGCTTGCTGTATTCAGAAAGCTTTCATTAAATTGATAATCTAGATAGAAAGAAAGAACATCGCCGGTATAACTTACAGAATCCAGCATCAGAGAACCAAACGATGCTTTATTGAAATCGCTAAAAGTATTTGGATAATATCTTTTAGAGTATTCAACAAGATCATTTTTTATTGTATTGAAGTCTCTTGAAGTATATTTTACGATGGGAGCTTTCTTGATCATTCTATAATTATTCCTTTATGCTGTCGTTGTTGAAAAAAATATCTCACCCAAACCAGATATACTAAAAAGTAAATTAACTTTTAAAAAATTACTATTGTCTTTTACTATATTATCGTCGGCATCAATTGCGAGAACTTCTAAATTTATAATATTGATATATGGTAAATATGTATTTATCTGATTTGAAATTCTCGTTCTTAATTGACCTCTTGTAAAAGAAACATTTTGTTCAAATAAATATTTCTTTAGCCCAACACCAAAATTTATATCCCACGTTCTTTCCCCTGGCTCAGTAAACAAAACCATTTTAATATTTTGGACTGCTACTTGTTGGAGAGTTGTAAGTAATGCAAGTCCTTCATCGGGATCGAGTCTAAGGGGAAGTGCTGCGGAATATCCGGCCATATATTAATTAGATAGACAAACCAAAAATTAACATTTTGATTTTGGATCTTCTGATATCGGTTCAAACCCAAATTCTGGAACTGAAACTTGGATTCCATTTTTTGCATATGATACTGCAACTTCTGCTGCATCAAGTGCCCAATATATATAACCATACGGAGAAATTAATGGCGGACCAACTCCAATTGGATGAGGTATTGTAAAGGCCGGCAGCAGACCCAAAGAATAAGGGATAATCGGAGTTTTTACGCCAGTTAAGGAGTCAACTACTTTTCTAATTTTAGAAGCAAGAAAAATATTAGGATCAAATGTTTCTTCCATTCCTTTTAATATTTCCAACGGAGCCGTAGCAATTGCTTTTAGTATTTCCAAATCTACTCCCAGCTTAATATTAGCACCAGCAGCAGAGCCAGAAGACTCACACTCGATTTTATCCTCATTACCCAGGATAATATCGTGTATATTACCGAGCGTTCTTATAGAGCCATCTAGAACGTTATACATGCTTTCGTATAGTTTTATTATCATATCAAAATGAAATATACTTACAATATTTAAAATTTTGTTAAAAGGAAAAACGTAATTTGCAAGTAGAAGGAATTGATCATTTACTAACATGGAAGTTTTTAAAGAGCTTAAAGATTGCAACATGAAATTAATCAGTGGAAGACCAAAGAGTGTTGTACTGGTGTTATTTATTTTATCACTAACTGAAGCTATAGTTGCTACTCTGGTTGATCCAGTTATGGTCACTACTTTGAGCTTTAAATTTAAAATTACTTCATCATAGTCATTAGATGGTTCTGGTCCAACTCTCTTGTAAAATAATTCAAGAAATAGTTCATTATCTTTTATTGCAAAAAGTTCTGCATCAGTTGCGCCAGTGCCGTCAGCCCCTTCTCCAACTCCAGTTAAAACCAAGTTCTCTAAGAAATATTCTTTTGCAGATAAGAGTTTTGTTCCAAAGCTGGTTGTTGGAGCAAGAGAAAAGCTTAGTAGGTTGTCTGTACCCGTTCGGCTAAAAAATGCATTCATCTTATCGGTCATAAACAGGAATTCATCCAAAAATAAAGACTTTATATATTTTGTAACATTTTCATCTAAGTTTTCTTCATTCATTGGAGTAACAAAGCTTATTATTTCATTACTAATTGGGTCATAGATATCTTCTCCATCACTAATTTTCTTTTCCAATTCGTGACCAAGAAGCACATAAATGCTATCTTTATAATCTGGAATTACATTTCCAACCTTCTGCACAAAAACATTAAAACAAAAATCAGTGAAAGTGCTATCTTTATAATTGCCAGATTTATAAAATTCTGTATTGTTAAATACTGATGAAATAAATAGATTTTGTAATTTAACAAAAAGTATGATTGTTCTGCACAAAAGCTGGAAGTTCGTCCTCACCATTGAAAGTTTTAAGGGGCTAATCGCAGGATCAGGAGAGGAATCCATTAAAAAGCAAGGATTCGATAAAAATGATTTAGAAGCTGCCTTTTTTAGCTGTTGAATATCTAAAATTTCTTCATATTTAATATTTTTGTATAAGTCCAAGCCTGTATAAAATCCAGCACCAGCGAAAGCCCCAGTCAAAGCAGTTGGTCGAAGAAAAGCACTTTGTTTGCCAGAAAGCATAAACATTTCTATTAATTTTGTATAAGCAGACAAATGAATTGTTCTATATTGAAATGCAGATAATCCGTCTATCAATAAGTCATAATCAGCAGTGGTGATTATTTCATTTGCTAAATCATCGTTGAATGACGGTAAAATAAAATCCCGATAAAGCACAGCAGATGGTGTTTCTTCTGATGTTTGGAATTCTTGTGGCAAAGAAGACGAAATTTCATATGTATTGGAAATCTCTATATCGTCAAAAAGTGATTTCTCATTTAGGATATTTATTAAGCTTCCAATTTGGATTTTGGTTGGAATTGAAGTTGAAATTGTAGGCATTCGTTTTATCCTGCTATATTGATAGTTATTTTATCGGTCGATGAAATTGTTTGGAAGTCTGGTATTATTGTTTCTTCTTGCCACAATGAAGCATATTTTGTTGGAATAATTATTTCTATTGTTGAACCTGTGTCCTTATAGGAAACAAGATCAGAAAAGAACGTTACCGAATCTGGTGCCGGGATACTCTCATTAAATAGTCCATAAGGCTCGCTATATAAGTCATCTACAAGTTTTTCTCCTCCTTTGTACCTTACAATATAGATGTTTCCATCTATAGTATATTTTTTAGCATCTTTTTTTGAGGTTACAGAGATGGCTTTTTGTATATCAACGTTTCCAGCGTCATCTTTGGCTCCGGTATCCCCATCTTTATAAAAATCGGATAACGATTCAAGATCGCTCTTTCCTTCATCATCACAAAGAGTAAAAGCGCCAAATGATGTTTTTTGTGAAAATTCTGGGTTGATAGTATTAATTAGAGTGATATTTTTACCATCTTTGTCTTGAATTGAAAGATTTATAAACTTTGGAATTACTGGATCTTCTTTATCAATCTCTTTACCTTGTGTTATAAGCAAAGAACCATATGCATCGATTTCTTTAACGAAAGTAGTTGTAAATAAATTATAAATATAATCAATAGTTCTATCAACACTTGTTTGTAAGGATGGCATTTGAGCAAAAGATACTATTCCTGGCTGACCACCTTTACAAAAAATGTCTTGTTGCTCTCCAAATAGTTTATTTGGATCTGTTTTAATGTTTGCTAAGATTTCTGATACTTTTTTCAGGTTTGCTTGTTGTCTAAATCTTTCTTTGTCAAGCAAATGTTGGATCTCTTCTTCCGATGAGCCTTTTTCTCTTAGCAAGTTACTTCTCAATTCATTGCCATCTTCTGTGAAGCATAGGCTTGGATTGCTTATAATTGTTTCGGCATTGTCTCTAACAGCCTTGCAAATTGATGGATCTACTTTTTTACCAAGCAATAAGAACAAATCTTTTATTTTAGTTCTATTGTTGAAAGCAACTCCCATAGTCGGATGCTCAAATCTGATTAGCTCTTCGATTACTTGGAAAGTTTGATCATCTGGTATTCCTTCGAACAAATTACATATTTCTAGCGGAGTTAAGACCGATGACATATCATCTAAGAACTGGGTTGTAGTTTTGATTATAGTTGTATCTATTGGGGCGATTTCGTTGCAACTTGAAGTTGTGTCCGCTGTTTCGCTCAGTAGCCCGTTTGAATCTACTCCAAATGTTGCGAATACTTGTTCAGTATAAGAAGCAATCTCGCTATTAATATTCTCTCCAATTGTTGCTAATCCACTATCAATTGATGATATTGCCTTGTCAATGTCGAGTGAGCCGAAAAAGTTCCGCAAACTGATTCCGCTACTGCACACATCCATAATCAGTTCTAATAATTTCTTTAATATCGCCACAAGAATCTTTACTGCTAATTTAAGAAGTGAAACTTTTAATTGTTCTAAAAATGCTCCACTTACATCGATAATTGGAAATGGCGAAGGGATTTCAAACGATGGAGGCTTACAGATTAAATCAATAGCATTTTTTAATAGATTGCCAACTTGAATTTGTGTAGTAGATGGTAAGTTATCTGTTGATTCCTCCAGCGAGCATACAAGAAATGAATCCAAAACAGGCCCCAACTCGGAAGGACCAGTACGAACCTTTTCAATGTCCAAAGAATCATAATTATCAGCTATAATACCGTTCAATACATCCTTTACTTCGGATTTCGTACTGCAAACGAGCAGTTTATCGACTATATCATTTTTTATCTTTATAGCTAGCGCATTCTCAGAACTCGATTCTAATTCAAAGCAATAATCAATTGTTTTCATTTTATGTGTTCTCTATTGTAGTTGACATTTTTTTCGCCACTTCTTTCACTATTTCTTCGTAAGAAGCCGTTTCTATATTTAAAGCCGTGTATTCATTCAAGCTTAAATTTTGTTTTAATACATACATCAACGATCTTGAATTAAGACACCCCAATTCAAGCAGCATTTTTTCATATATTAACTGCTGTTGTTCTTGTGGAAGAAAC